TTGGTAACGACCTGCTAATGTACCTACTTTCTCAATACCCATATTGTATTGGTCTTGCTCAGGATGAGCGTTTGATACGTGGAAATATTCTAAATCGTCGAATACTGCAGATACTTCTGAAGAAACAACAATCCAGTTAGCACCACCTCTCAAAGTAGACTTATGGATTTGAGCTGATAATTGGTTAATCTTAGTGATTAACGTTTGGTTCCAGTCTTTTTGAGTGTAACCTGCGAAAGCAACACCACCGTTACCATATCTCCATTCGTTGTAGTCCCACTTAGTTGTCCAAGCAGCACCTTTACGAAGGTCACGTAAGATTTCACGGTCAACTTCTGCTGCGATTTGCTCAGATAACAATGCTGTTAACTCAGCTTCTGCGTCGATGTTGTGGAATGCACTTACGTCTTGAGCTAATTCAGGAGACCAGCTAGCTCTTAATTTTCTTTCAGTTACAGAAACAGTTACTGATTCTAAATCGAAAGAAACTTCACCAATTGCATCTTCGAATTCTAAGTCAGAGTAAACTCTAAATTGTAAAGTTACATCTGAAGCTTGGAATGTGTTAGATAATTGTGCGTTACCGAAACCTGCTGTGTTAGAGTAAGTTTGTAAATCTACGTTGATGTAGATAACACCTTCTTCATCACAGATATCTTGGAATCTACCACCAGGGAATGCTGATGTAGCTCTTGAACCATACTCGATGATACCTTTACCGTATTTCTGAGTTACGATGTTGAAGTTTTTAGAAGCTCCACTTACGAAAACTTCAGCTCCAGCTAAGAACTCTTCAGTATCCATTACAGAACCGTTAGGTCCGATTAACTTACCTTGACCATCTTTAGTGAAACCAGAGAATTTCAATACTAAGTTAGATTGAGTAGTACCTGTTAACGCTGCACGTGCAACATCACCTACAGAACCACCTGTGAAAGCCACAACTGCAGCTGCACTTAAAGTAACAGCAGAGTATGAACCTTTAGAGTAATCGAACAAACCTTCAGAAGGAGAGTTACCATCACCAGCCTCATAGAAGCTATCGTAAAGGTTTTTAGCATCTGTGTAACCTGCAGTTGCTGCGTCGTTGTTACCTGGCATTCCATAAGGTTGACGGTGGTTAACACCATCTCTTCCTTGAATTTTAGGAATGAAGTAGAATAATTTACCGATTGGTAAGTTCATAGCTTGTACAGACACGATGTCGTTAGCTAATAATTTAGAGAATACACGACGAATGATAGGGAATACCACAGTCTCGAAAGAACCAGAAGCATCAGATACTGCTGCTTCGTTGATTAAATAAGACGCTTGGTTTTCATATAATTGCGCGATGTTATCTTTTTGGTGACCTCCAAGACCTTCTAAAAAGCCTAAGTCATCCCATTTTTTGATGGTATCTTCTTTGATAACACGAAGGTGCTTAAGACCGATGTTACCAACCATACCTGATTCTAATAATGCTCCCATTTTAAAATTGTATTTTTTTTGTTTTTTTTATTATTATTTTATTTTACTCATTAAATCTTTCATTCTTCTGAATTGAGGATTCTCATATGCTTTTGATTCAGATAATACCTCAGTTGAAGAAGTTTGTGGAGTTAATGAAATTTTATCAACTACCGACTCAGTCATTGGTTTTTTAGTGTCTAATTCGGTTTTGATTGATTTGTAAAGATTTTTTGCTTCGTTTATAGAAGAAATTGAATCGAATCTTTTTAAAATATTCAATTTTTCTTGTTTTGTTGTTGAATGTTCAGTAAACAATCTTGTAGCGTAAGCTAAGTTTGCGTTGAATACTGCAACTTCGTTAAGTTTTTCCTTGAAAAGAACTAAAGCTTTCTTGTATTCAGAATTTTGTTTTTTCAATGTTTCAACTTCTTCGTTAATACCGAAAACACCAGAACCTGCTTTATGTACTTTTTTACTAGGTAAACCTGACCTGTTCATACCGTTCTTATTTCCGTGAGCGGTTATTGAATTTCTTGCGGCTTCTGTAGCTTCAACTTTTTTAGGTTCTTCAATTCCTTCTTGGTCCAACGCAATTTCATCTTCATCAAGAGTGACTTCGTAAACAGTACCGTCTTCATCATCTTCTTCCCCTAATGCATTTAATTGAGCGTCGTCTTCAGGATTTGAAAAGCTTTCATCATAAGATTCTTCTTCTGAAAGTCCCATTTCGGTTCCACCATCTTCACCATCTAACTTAATGATATACTCTTGGTCATCAACACTAAGTGATAATTTATCACCTTCTTTTTTAACTACAATACCATCTTCTGGTTTCATAGCTTTGAAAACTTTAAGTACTTCATCATCAGACGCTGATGTCATATCAACAACATCATCATCAGATTCGTCAGACATTTCATCAGACATTTCATCTGTTCCGAATTCTTCATCTTCCATTTCACCTTCTTCATCAGCTTCAGGCTCATCGGCGATTTCATCTTCTTCATCAGATGGTTCATCGTTTATTGAAGTTTCTTCATCTTCAGGTTCATCACCTGTTACATCTTCTTCTTCTTCAGGATTAACTTCGTCCTCTGGTTGTTCACCCATTGGAACTTCAGTTTCATCCTCATCTTCTACTTGTTCTCTAAGCAAATCGTTTAGTTCTTGTTTCATTGTTGAAGCAAGTATACCTTTTGCATTTTGCTTTACTGCCTCTTCAAGTGTTTGTACTTGAAGTAATGCTTGTTCTAAAATAGATTTTTGACTCATCTTT